TCGCCTTTATCAAAAAAGGTTGCATCAAAATATACAATCCATTCGCCTGCGGCATTCTTTCCATATATTCTGCAATACTGACAATCAAGGGGCATACAAAAGATTCCATCTTCCTCTGAATCATATGTATAACCTACATACATTCCATCTCTAATTGCCAAGTATAATGCATTATAGCCTTCCTTTTTTAATTTAAACTTTTCAAAGCGTTTCAAGATAGCAAAGTAATTATTTAGCATAACATCTTTTGCACCTTCAACTTTACTCGTCTGTGTAATATTATAATAGAAGAGTGGCATGGCTGCATAATAAGATATTAATTTCTGATATACCATTGAATTTCTACATATAAATCTTGATACATCTCGTAATCTATTCTGATTAGCAAAAGGAGAACGCACATACAATTTAATCAAATCCTTAGTGTACTGCATATACTGCCTTCTACTTGAATTTGATTCAATTTTTCTTTCAAGTAATTCTCTGATTTCTCGTGCAAAATTAATCATTTCTTCACGAGTCATATATTTTTTTCTCTTTTCTTCCAAGTTTGCTTCTCCTTTCCTTTAAAATCTTTTTACACTTCTAGGTGCTCTGAAAGAAAATAATTTCTTTTTATCTTTATTTTTTTCTTTTTGTGGTTTTAGTTGTGTTTCTAATTGGTCAACTACCCAGTTATTATAAGCAAGAGAAGAGTATCTATCTTTTCGCATTCCATCTACTTGCTTTACTTTAATGTAATTATTTTTATATTCATGATCTAACTTTGCTAATTCGTATACACCAAAAGTAGTGTTTAAGTATGGTTTCTTCACTAAGGCTTGTTTCATTGGTTCTAGTTTGCTATAATTCTTTACCATTTCCTCAATGTATGTTTCAGATTTTAATAAACTAATTCGCTTGTTTTGTAATGCATTCCTTAACATAACACATATTCTATTATTGAATGCCTCACTCGCCTTTACTGACCATACTACTTTATTAGCATCAGGTACTTTACATCTACATGCCATATCATCACTATTAATGAAGGTTAAGGCTTTATATGTTTTACCAGTTACTTTATCATATTGGTCTTTAACGATAAAGTCAGCAACACCAATTCCTAAACCTTGTGTATCTAATACAAAGTCTGTACAACCATATTCATAAAAATATCTCATGGCTATTATGCCTAATTCATCTGTAGTTAGTCCTTCAAAACTTTCACAATATCTATAATTACTGTGGTAACTTGTGTTATCTACTCGCTCTAAATCATTTATCCAAAAGGCTGATGCGTCATTCTTTCTTCTAGATGTGCTTCTCATTAACGCTACATCGAGTGATAATATTCGCTTGTTACCTAACTTAACAGGTGGTATCTTGCCCTCACCTAATGTTGGAAAAGCAGAGGATAGAACTCTACATGAATCAACAATATCAAATTTAAATAGGCTATCTCCCGATTCGCCTATCCACATACAACCCATTTCCATTTCAAAGGCTATTTCATTAAAGTCCATATCAGACATTTCATCTTCAACTTGCTCTCGCATTAATAAACCTTCTTTAATACTTAATTGATATGGTAAACCACATACAAAGTATTTTTTCTTGTCATTAAAGAAATTAACGACATACGCCTTTAATTTATCCCATGCCCATGATGATTTAAAATAGGCTGATGTTAAATATATTTCTTTGTTTCTTTCCAATAAATGAGCGTATTTTGGATTATCTAAATATTTTGGTTGTCTTGGATTTGATAAAAATTTTCTGAATATTAAATCTACCATTGGTTTAGGTATTAATCTAAACTCGTCTAGTATCAATATATTCGCTCTTTTACCTCTAGCTGTCTCGGTGGCTGTGACCGCTTGTATCCATGAACCACCTTTTGAACCACCTTTAAATGTTATAATATTTTCATTTAATGTGATTTTTACATCTTCAATTTCATTTCGTAGCATAGGACTCATGGGCATTAATTCTTCTCGTATTTTTAATAATACTTCTTTCGCTTGCTTTAATGTTCCTGAACATACTACGATTTTCGTGCCAGGGAAAAGTATACATCTTACACAACAAAATAATGCAGTTAAAAATGTTTTACCCATTCCTCTTGCTGCTATCATCATAAAATAATGATTATGCATCATGGCATATATTAATATTGATTGGAATGTTCGTAATTTAATTTGTAAAAAATCAGCAACAAATCTTTGTGGATTACATCTATAAAAACCAGCTCTCCATGCAACTGTTTCTTTTATTTTCTTTTCTTTAGCAGCCTCTAATTCTACAACACTTTTTTTATCAGACATCTGTTTGATCTCCAAATAATTTATCAAAGATTTCTTCTGAATCAGAATCTTCTGTATATTCTGGTTTATTAACCGTTAATTTCTTCATAAATGTGTCATATAATCTGCTAAAGCCATTTTTGAAATTCATCATCTTTGATAAGTGACCTTTAAAGAATACATCTATATATAAACCTATTTTATCAACATCTTTAAATTCTTCTGATGGTTCAGGAATAGGTTGAGTTGATTCCCAGTCATCTATCATTTCGCCAAATGATTTCGCGTCTGTTAATGAATTACTGTTATTTTGAGATGGTTTTATTTGTAAGGATGCCATTAAGTCTTGTAAAGTTTTTAATAATTCCTTAGTATCTTTTCCTGTTCGCTGACTTTTATTTATATTTAATTGTGTAAAGCATATACTTTCAAATAGTATTTCTTGTGATTTATTTTCACATGGATACCTGCTTATCCAATCTTCATATTCTTTTTCTAAAAATATTAAGTCGTTAACGGGATAATCTATTCCAAAATGTTCCCTTGCTTTATTTAATAATTCATTTTCATTTTCAAATTGCTCGTCTATGTGAGATGTGTCTTGCTCTATAATACTGTCTTTGAAGGTCATGCCCCTATAATATGGCATGGCTTGTATAGTTGTTATTGCTTGTTGATAAGCTGTACTTCTATTTTTTTCGCCTGAGGCTTCAGTAACAATTTTAACAGAGTTTTGGTATACACTCTCTAAAAATGGTTTATCAAGCATACGAAAAACGTTTATTGTTTTCTCTTTGTTATCTATATACTTTTTGTTTTTTTCGTCATAGTCACACGCCATGTTTAATAGACATTCTTTGCAAATGGGATATAAACCACTTACGCACCATCTACAGTTATAAAAATGTATCTTATTTTTCCATGTTCCACAAGTATGACAAAAAACTAATTCATTATCTAGTATCTTATTATACGTTGGTGCAAATTCCTTAAATCGTGCTTTAACACCAGCGGCACTCATTCTACCAATAGAATTGTTTTCTGGTGCTCTTTCTAATTTACCCATTATCCTATCAATCCTTTCAATTTCCAAAATGTTAAAAAAGGGATTACCAAAACTGGTAATCCCTTTGCATTATAGGAGGTACATGAAAAAAGTCTTTAATCTTTTTTCGCTTTTAGTTGTTTATCGAATGTTGGAAGTGGTTTAATTTTTAATATGTATGTCGGTCCTGCGTCATATCGTTCGCCATTATAAGGGTTGTACCTTGTTCTAGGCTCTACTTTCTGTAAATAAATATAGAAATCTTCGAATCTAACTTTATGACCTTCTAACAATAAATCATGTATACTGCTATTAATACACTTTAAATATTTAGCAGTTTCTTTGATTGTTAAACCATGTTTATTTGCTGTTAACTTAGCAAGTTTCTTTTGTGTTACTCCATAATCCATATAATCCTTTTATCCTTTCTGAATAGTATCTACTATATTTCTCCTCATGTACTTGTGTAATAAACTATATCTATAGTTTATTAGAATTTTCTATAAACTACATTTATAGTTTATTGGATTTTCTAGTGTAGTTAGTAAAGCATTTAAGAAATTTTTCTTTATTGGATAGGTACAATATATTCATTAATTTATTACCTAATGTTAAAAATTCCTTACTACGAATTTCGGTTGTGCCTGGTTTACTTTTGCGTTTAGTCCTATACTTTGGTTCGAGAGTAGCTCTTATTACATAATGCATAGTGTGAAGAGAAATTTTATACTTTTTTAATGCATCTATTATTTCTTGTATTTCCATTAACATAACCTCTTCATCATAACCATCCATAGCAACTAATTGACAAGTCTTATAATATTTTTCAGCAATAGTTTTTATCTTATGACCTTGCCTACGATTTACTTTTGGTAATTCATCAATATCAGTAATGTAATACCCTATATAATCAGCAGATGTACGTGGAGTTTTAGCAATACAGTTTAACCAATCCTGAACATAATTCATAGGGCATTGAATGTCGTAATTAATTTTCTCTTTTATTTTATTACGCTCTTTCTTAACCTCGTTGTATGGTAGCGATCTGCCATTCTTGGAAGTCTTTACGGTTTTTGTATACTTCATAAAGTATGGTAGGGCATGACCTGATTGCATACATTCCATATTGCGTATGCGTTTTATTTCTTTGGCAGTATCAATGTTATATGAACGCTTTATGCCATCTATAGCCACTTGAGCAATAACAGCTAAAATAACAAAGTTTTCATATAATTGCCTAGCAACTTGCATATCAGGCTTTTCTTTTGCTAATTCAGTCCAATATAAACTCACTGCAATTTGTGCAAGGTTTGATGATTCCCCTATATCCCTTTGTGCTTTAGCCATATTGGAATCCATCTTTGCAAAATCTTCTGGTGTGTTATTATAGGTTAAACCACTTTCAGCAATTTCGTTTACTACTGTAGGATATTCCTCGTAGCATTGTTTAGCACTCTTTACTAATACTTCTTGGTTAGTAACAAATAAAAAGTCTGAATCAAAATCTGAACCATTACTCCTATCCTGAAAGTCTGTGCCTATATTATTTATGGCTATTATGTTTTGTGAAAATGCAAAGTATTTATCCATCTCAGGAGAGTAGTGGTTATGCAAGTAAATTATATTATTGCTACTATTATGTGGGGAACGATACCCTGCGAGATACTCGCCATCCTTAAATCTTCTAGTGTAACATTGAATTACACCAGTTTCTTGACATAGGGTAGGGTCTGCTTGCCAATTTTCGCCTACGCTATACAGCAATAAAGCATAAGGATTACCACAAGTAGTTAGGTTATCTCCTTCAACAATTATTTTACCTGAACGCAATTTAGTAACATAACTTTGAATGATACGCCATTTCTCTTCTCTAAAATAATCGCTATTAGCGATTGTAGGGTAGTGGTGGTACAAGTCTGCCAGCATTTCATAATGATTTACTAAAGTTGCATTTTTTCTTAAAAACTTTTCATATTCATCACTATCTTTTTTTAGTAATTCCACATATTTAACAGTAGTGCTTACAACATCCCTTACTTCATCCTTAGTGCAAGGTATAGTATTAACCATCTGGTAACTCATTTGTTGCACATTACCTAGTTTAGAAGTGTGGTCAGTTTTAACAATACCCCAGTATTCGCCATCTGCCTTTACTTTATCACACCAATATGCATAAGGGTTATCGCCCATTATATCCATAAACTTTTTCCACTTAATTGCATTATCAGTAGTAATAATCTTTATATCCTTTACTAGATGTGTATTACCAAACATATCTGTAATAGTAGCAGTATCATACTCAGCACCGTAATAATCCTTAAAAAACATTTGCATCCTAGTTTTAAAAGCACAAGCCTTAAAAAAATGATTACGCAATAAGCACATACCATTTATCCAATCAGGACAACTATCAATATCAATTAATGCCATACCATCCCACACAGTATTGCATACATCTCGCTCTTCCGTTATAACATGACATTGTTCCCCATCGGAATATACAACCTCAGCCATAGTTTTATATAAACTATCCTTATCATTTAAAATTACTACGTCATTGACTGGAATATGTACAACACCTTCTATAGTAGAAGTGGAGAGTGGGGCATAAGCTGATAATTCAACTATTTTAGCTTTTTCTTGTGGTAAGCGTAAACCCATTGTTAACCACTGATGCGCCTTATCGTATAATTCTGCTCTAATAAACATGCATTGACCTGTCTTGGCTTTAGAGGGATTACGATACAACATCTTATAATGAATTACTTCATCATTATAATATTTAATATCTACGCCATTCTCATAAAACATTTTGCGTAATTCTTCCTTACTTATTTTGACATACTTATCAGAATTTTTAGTACATCTTTCTAGTAATTCATTCTTTCGCTCATCATCTAGTTTTAATGCTTTTATGTGTCGCATTTCGTCAGCAAAATCCCTAGTACCAAAATTAAATTTGATACATACTATGTCTTTTGTGCTTTGTATCTCTGGCATATGTCTACTAAACAAACTGTCGCAAAACATAGCGTCTGTATAATCATATCGGTCTCTTAAACCTATATTATACAAGTACAATGTTGCAGCATGAAATGTGCGTATCTTTAAACTAATTACAATCACCCACTTTCTAAAAATACTTCTTCTTCTAATAATAACCGATTAACTATTAAAATTCAAGAGCCAAGTGTTAAATAATGTACGCATTCTGATACTAGGTACATATATATTTACAGTTTCGCCCTTCCTGATTCTACTTCGCCATATAAATTGTAGCATTTCTGATAAGGCATATTCATCCTCGTCTATCTCTACATTATAACTAGCAAAAAACTTTCTGTCATACGGATTAACATATCTATTTACTAAATATGCTATAGAACTCTTGTCTGAATATTTATTAGTGGCTAGCATATTTAATGATACAAAACCTAGTTTGTACCCTCCACCACTTACCTGCTCTTGGTAGTCCATAAAAGTAGTCCACATGTTTTGCTTGCTCTTGCTCGTTACCACCTTATTAAAATAATTTTGCGTGTTTCGCCTGAGCGTTTCTAGTTGATCTGGACTAGCTTTCTCATACCATAATTTACATAAAGACCTCGGTTTACTCCCTATATCATTTATTTTGTGCTTATTGATTATGTTAAATAATTCTAGATTTAAATGCCTACTTTGACTCTCTAGGGTAAATTTGCTATTCTTAACCCACATCTTCTTATACTTTACTTCATTTAATTTAAAGTACCAAGAGAGTGGCTGCCCTTCAAATTTATACGTTAATATATATACTTCCCTAAAAGCATTAAACATCC